ATGGTGGTCGCGGCGGGCCTTTTTGGGCTGGGGTATCCAGCCTTTGCGGCGGTAGTTCCAAATGGTGGTGGTGCTGGGCGGGCGTTTGCCGGGCAGCGTCCACAGTTCTTTAACGCCGTCTAGGGTAATGATGCCGTTCATGCGGGGTCTCCTTATATGCCAAATTCGGCGCCTGTGGTTTGATATAGCAATTCTCTGAGATAATGGGGTAGTTTCATGTTTAAGCACTCTATTTGCGCGAGATAGACGAGCTGGCGGATGTTGTCCGTGTGTGTTTTCGCTAACCCCAATTCTTCGCATAACTTTTCAGTTAATTTTTCGCGATCCCAATCATTAAGTTGGATCAGTATATTGTCTATATCTATATCTATATCAATTTCAAAAATCATTTTTTTCTCCTTTCGCTACCGCAAGACGTCGCGGTCTTTGCCGAGTAGCGCCGTGATTTCGGCATAAATAACCAGGCTGGCGGTAAACAGTACGGCGATGCCGGCAGCGGTGCTGGCCAGATGCCAGATAAATTCGGCGATGGCTTTCATGCGGTTTCTCCTGCTGGCGGTTGGGGGAGCGGATGCCAGTGGGTGGGATGCACGGTTTCGGAATACCACCACCATGCGTTCATTTCGGGGTAGAAATGCGCGATCAGGATGCGCCCCATCGGCGTGAAAATAAGATAGTTGGCTTTTTGCTCCGGCAGCCTGTCTTTTATGCTTATCCAGCCGGTCTGTCCGGCGCACTCGAGCCAGCCCTTCCATTTGTCGTTGACTTGATATACGGAATATCCTTCGTTGCAGCGTTTTATCGCGTTTTCTTTTCCGTCATATTCTTTCAGTATCCACGCTTCAAACGCGGCTCTTTCTTGTTCGATTTGTTCGGGTGTCATTCTTTGTCTCCAATAAACCGTGCCAAATCCGGCGCGGTGTAGTTTTTGCTTTTGGCAATTTTCCCGTTGCTGTCAAACACGGGCTTGCCGTCTTCAAACTTTGATTCGTTGCTGCGGCAGACTTCGGCCAGCGCGCCCTCGATGTCGTAGCCCATCATGTAGGCCACGCCGACGGCGGTTACAATCTGGTCGCACAGGGCATCCAGCAGTTCCGGTTTCTGAAAGTCCGAAACAGCCTGCTCGGAATCGTGTGAATTGAAACGCTTGAATGCGTCTGCGCTATCGTCAGCCTCTACTTCCAAAGGCTCGTCATAAATAGCTTCGGCCATTTCTGCCACTTCTTCAAAATGGCAGCCTATCTGCGTCATAACGTCTTTCGCAGTCGGCTGCGGTTTGGCGGTCTGAAACCAATTTAAGATGCGTTTAATCATTTTTTTATCCTTTCAAAAATGTTTGTATCCTTTTTCCTATCCAACCCATCACCGGTACGGCCATGCTGTTGCCGATTGCTTTGTATCTCGGCGCGTCGGGGCAGGCTTCTGCGGGTTTGCCGCGCCACGGGATGCGGGTGTAGTTTCGTGGCATTCCCATTAAAAATTCACACTCCACGGGCATTAATCGACGGACAGTATAATGTCCGTGTGCTGATTTTGTTTCACATATAAAGGATTGCCCCACTTCTTGTATCTTAGATAGTGTTTGTTGCAATAACCCAATCCCTTTACAGGCTTGCCGCATATCTTGCACAAACCTCTTTGCCTGTGCGCCCGGATATGACAACTCCGACAGATACGCTCCAAGTTTTCCGGCGAATTGTTCAAATGATTCCCATCCTTGTGATGGACATCTGTCGCATCCTGCCTCCCGCAGCGATTGCAGCAGCCAGGCGGAATCATTTTTCTTGCGTGATAATGCGCAGTAGACCACCCAATTTGTGGAGAATGGCGCAGGTCGAATGCATGTGCCATGCAACGCCTGTCGCAGTATTTCCGGCGGTTGAAGTGAATCAAGTATTCCAAGTCCCCATTGGGTAAACGTTTTCTCTCCAATTTTTTCGCACAATATTCGCAATAACGCTCCGGCGTCGGTTTCTTTTTTGCTGCCATTTTTTTCTCCGTAATTATTCGTGTTACTAGATTTGTATGCCACGGCGTGGCGGTCGTTGGCGGTCAGGGTGTAGGCGGTTTGGGATACGCCGGTGCCGTTGCCGCCGTTTTCAGGCTGCCGTTCGATGGTGTTGCCGGCAATGCACAGCACATTGGTGTTTCCGCTCTGTTCGCAATCGAGCGTATGGGCAACAGTTGAGACACAGGGGTCTTGCCGTCCGTGAACGACGATCAGGTCGGTGGCGTCCTTGTAATCTCGTGCTTTGACGGTGCTGGCAGTATCGTCGGCGGTATAGTGGCCAAATCCCAGCATACGGTGCGCTTTCAGGCTGCCTGAAGCGCCTGCATCAATTCCGGCGGCAGGGTTTTGCCCCGCATCTGCGAGCGCCGCAGGATGCCCTGCTTCGCCTTGCCGCTCAAAAAGTATTGCGGCGGGGTCGATGCTTCCAGCACCTGCAACAAGGAAGACGCGGCGGCGGCGTTGGGGCACTCCGAAATATTGTGCGTCAAGGATGCGCCACGCGATGCGGCGGCGGTGTCCAAACACAGCACCTGCGTTCGTCCACTTTTTCCCTGCCGGTTCGAGTGCCAGCTCTTCGCCGGCCAGTCCGCCCAAAAGGCAGCCGAAGGCGTTGTCGCGGGTGTTGAGTACGCCGGGGACGTTTTCCCACACAAGGATGCAGGGCGGTTTTCCGGCGCGGGCGCGAATAAAGTCAATTGCATCTAAAATCCTAATCATTACAAGGGTCAGGTTGCCGCGTTCGTCTTTCAGGCTGCCGCGCAGTCCGGCGACGCTGAAGGCTTGGCACGGGGTGCCTCCAACCAGAATATCGGGGGCTTCGATTTCGCCGGTGAGAATGCGGCCGACGAGCTTTGTCATGTCGCCGTGGTTGGGGACATGCGGCCAGCGGTGTGCCAGCACGGCGCATGGAAATGGCTCGATTTCGGCGAACCATGCGGGTGTCCATCCGAGCGGCTCCCAAGCGAGCGATGCGGCTTCGATGCCGCTGCACAGGCTGGCGTAGCGCATTTCAGGCATCCTTTTCCTGTGTCCCGGTGTTTTCTTTATCCATCCGCATAGCCATATCGATTGCATCGCGCAGGCTGTGCAGGTTGCACGCTACGCACTCGGCGGGCAGTTGGACGTTGCCGATGTGCTGGTCGCGGTCGGCCAGCCAGTCCAGCCGCACGGTGTCGGGATGGGTGATGGGTTTAAGCTCATCAAAAGCTGCCAAATTAGGGAGGTCGTCAGCAGAACGAATCCAAGCAAAACCGGGATTAATTTTGCCCTGCTCTATATAGACAAATTGACCAGGGTTGTTTGCCCAGCGCACAAGGTCGCCGAATTTGAATTGTTTGGTCATTTGGGTCTCCGTTGGTTTGGGTTTTCAGGCTGCCTAAAATGGCAAGTCGTCGATGTCTTCGACGGGATTCGGTGCGGCGGGTTGCTGCCGTTGCGGGGCGGCTTGGCTTTCAGGCTGCACTTCGTTTTTGCCGCCGAGCATTTTCATTTCGTGGCAGATAATCTCGTAGGCGGTGCGCTCGATGCCGTCTTTGCCGGTGTATTTGCGGCTTTGGATTTTGCCTTCGAGATACACAAGGCTGCCTTTTTTCAGGTACTGGCCGGCGATTTCGGCAAGGCGGCGATAAAGGGTTACGGCATGCCATTCTGTGCGCTCCTGCCTGTTGCCTTGGGCGTCTTTCCAGCTTTCGGATGTGGCGATGCTGAAATTACAGACGGCGTCGCCGTTGGACATATATCTCACTTCGGGGTCGCGGCCGAGGCGGCCGATCAGGGTTACTTTGTTTACGGTCATGGGCGTTGCTCCAGTTGTTTGATGATGGCTTCGGCTTCGGCGAGAAAGTCGGCGGCGGCCTGCTCTAGGCGCTCAATGGTTTCGGGGTCGCGCATGATGCGGATGCAGGCGTAGGCGTGGGGTTCGGGCAGGCGGTCGTCGTAACTGACAAAGTCGCACCATAGTCTGCCGGTGCAGGCCATCTGCCATTGCATCTGTAGGATGTATTCGCGCTTGGGTTGGCGGTGCAGCAGGAAATCTATGTGGGTGGCGGTGTTGGGGCATTTGATTTCCAGCAGGCCGTCGCTATCGACCAGGCCGTCGGGGGATGCGCCGCTGTTGGCGATGCTGGGGTGGGGTATCAGGCCGGTTTCGCTGACGTCGCTGCCGGTTTCGAGCAGGTACACGGCGCGGGCTTTGGGTTCCAGTTCGGTGCCGCGCTGCATTTCGCGACTGCTGTAGCTTTCGGCGGGGCGGCCGCTCAGGCGCTCGCTGATGATTTCGGCTTGGTAGTTGCGGTAGGCGGCGGTGTCGCTTTTGGCGATGATGTCTTTCATGCGGCTGGCGGTTACTTTGCCGCAGCGGGCGGCAAACCATTCTTCGGTGCGTTGTTGCATGGGGGTTCCTGTGTTGGTTTTTCAGGCTGCCTGAACGCCCCTATTCACGCTCAGGCTGCCTGAAACGGCGGTTTCTTCGTCCCACCCGCGCCGCGCCTGCCAAGGATTCTGTGAGGTTCAAGCAGGCCGCGCGTTGTCGGGGTTTGTTTCGGGTGCTGCCCGTGCCGCGTCCACTGGCCGACTGACGGCGCGGCAATCATGCGTTTCAGGCTGCCTACTGGGGGATGTCGTCGGGGTTGGCAACGATGGTTTCTGCGGCAAGCTCTTTTAGGCGCTCGTGTTCGTCGGTGCCGATGATTTTGCGCTGCTCGGCGGACAGGCTCTGCCACCATGCGCGGTAGTCTTCGGTGCCGCGCTGTGCTTGGGCTTGGGCTTCGGCCAGCAGGCTTTGGCGCTCGGGGTGTTCGGTTTGGCCGGCAAAGGGGCTGGTCTCTTCGGGTTTGATGCCGTCGCCGGCGTCTTTGATGCGCTCGGCTTCGTCTTCGTCGTAGATGCCGGTAAAGCCGAAGGCAAGGCGGGCGGCTTGGATCATGGCTTTGTGGCGGTGCATGCGTTTGGTGTGGCTCTGCCACGGGCCGGCCACTTCTCCGTATTTGCCTTTAAACGGTGGGCGGTACACTTCGTCGAGGTATTCGCGGGCGGCAATCGGGTGGCTGCGGTCTTTGCGGTAGATGACGCACTCCACCCATTCGTGGGCTTTGTTTTTGCCGCCTTCGGGGGTGGTGAGCTCTTCCGAATAGTTGAACTCTATGCCGTCAAACTGGGGGTGGTTGTTGATGATGCGCGCCCAGCCGTCTACGCCGACGACGGGGACGATGCCGTTTTGTTTGTCGGGGAAGGCGTAGATTTCTTTGGTGAAGGGGTTGAGGCCGTATTGGGTGGCAACAATCAACAGGGCGTTGAACTGGGCGTCGGTTACATCGCCTTTAAATACGGTTTGTTTGAGGGTTTGCACGAGTTCTGCGGCGTCGCCTTGGATGTTGAATTGTTTGGCCAGGGCGATGGCTTGGTTGTTGGCGATGCTCATTTGGCTGCTCCTGTGAGTTCCTGGAAATGCGCTTGCGCTTTGGCTTGGCTGCTGAAGCGGCGCAGGGGGTGGCGGGGGCGGGGCTGGGGGGCGCGGCTGGGGGCGCG